CATACTTATCTATAAATCCTTCCATGTTCCATTCCATAGGTATAAATAAATTATATAAACCACTTTTTGTTTGTCCATTTGAATTTCTATTTATACACCAAGATGATTCATATAAATCTTTAAAGTTTTTACCACCTTTATCCAAAGCGTTAGATGTAGAGCCCATCAAACATTTACCTATAACTTTACTACCCAAACGTAAACAGGTTTTTGTAACACGCCAGTTGTTTAAAATATTTTCTGGTCGCTCCCATTTCCCACTTTCATCATGAATAAGTAGCTGTAGTTTTTCCCCATCATAACTATTGTCAGATGTGTTCTTCCAATCT